AAGTGGCCGAATGACACGGAAAGACAAAATGCGTGCCGCATCGCGCTTGAGCAATTCGTGTGTCGAAGAACGCCGGAGGCCGCGTGATGGCGAAGCTGACCACCAAGGCACGTGACGCACTGCCAACTTCCAAGTTCGCGGGACCTGATCGTTCCTATCCGGTCGAGAACCGGAGCCACGCCGCTAACGCCAAAAGCCGCGCATCGCAACAGGAAGCCAAAGGTAACATCAGCAAGGCAACCGAGGCCCGCATCGACGCCAAAGCCGATCGCGTCCTCGGCGAACGCAATCTGAACAGAACCGCCGACCGTGCCGTCGCACGTATCTCCAAGCCCACCCCGCCACGTTAGGAAGGACAGACACCATGGCCGCCGGAATGTACACCTCAACCCTGCCCGTCGTCGGCAGCACACTCGCCCCCTCCCTCGCCGGCTTCGGTGGCGCCGCCGGACTGATGGCCCTCGATACCCAGACCCCCGCTGGCGGCATCCCCCAGACTGTCGCCGTCTCCATGACCTACCTCACCGCCCTCATCGCCTCGATGACCGTTAGCGCGCAGACCTCGACCGTCCACGCCGCCACGTCCAACACACCCGGCATTCTGGTCACCACCGAATCGCTCTCGACCGCCGCCGGCGCCGACTACACATTCACCTGGACCAACTCGCTCCTGGTCGCCGGCTCGCCCCCGCCATCCGTATCCATGATCGGCCTCTCCAATACCGGCGGACAGATCACCCTCAAATCCGTTACGAACGCGGTTGGATCGACTGTCATCATTTGGACCAATACCGGAACGACCGCGTTTAACGGAACAATGTTGATCGCGGGTCATATCTAACGTTGGCGTGATTTTAATCACTGAAAATCAGGTATGCCGGTAGGTGGTAAGCGAGCAGGGGCAGGAAGGAAAAAGGGCAGTCTCACCAAGAAGAACAGAGACATTGCCGAAAAAGCCCTTGCTGATGGTATCACCCCTCTTGAAGTCATGCTCAAGGCAATGCGCATGAAAGCTGACGATGGCGACTGGACAGGTGCAGCGGCTATCGCAAAAGACGCGGCTCCTTACATGCACGCTCGTCTCGCCTCGGTTGAGCAGACCGGTCCTGGTGGTGGCCCGATGATCACTGAGACAATTTATCGTTGGGCGTCTCCCGTGATGTTGCCGCCGCCCGCATGACTGTTCAGGTCATCACACTCCCGTTCACGCCGCGCGATTGGCAAGTGCCGCTGATCGAAGATCGCGCCCGCTCGCTCGTCGCCGTGGTCCATCGTCGTGCCGGTAAATCCACCGCGTTCGTCTGGCGTGGCTTACGTCAGGCACTGACCGAGGATCGTCGCCACATCCCGGCCGCCAGACGCAATCTGAGGGCCGATAAGCCGCGCGTGGTGCATGTCCTGCCCGCGCAGGTCATGTGGCAACGCACGGGCTTGTGGGACAAGGTAGCGCGGGCGGCTGACATGATCCCTGGTGCCGTCGCGATGAAGTCGGTGCTTCGCGTGGAACTGCCCAACGGGGGCGTTTACCAGTGCGGCGGCATGGACAAGCCGGACAGTTGGCGCGGCGGCTATGCGGACTCGGTGATCGAGGACGAGGCGGACGACGTGATCGCCACCGGGTTGGATATGGTAGTCGAGCCGATGCTGTCAGACTACGACGGCGCCCGCGTCAAGATCGGAACGCCCAAGGGCAACGGACGCCTCGCCGCGGCCTACGATGCCGCCGGCCACGATCCGCACGCCTCTCGCTATCTGCTGCCCTACACCGCGACCCACGCACTCGACGAAACGCAGGTGCAGCGGTTGCGCGAGACACTGGACGCCGAGGAGTTCGCGCAGGAACTCGAATGCTCATTCACGTCGCCGAACTCCGGCTCATATTACGGCAAGTGGCTCGATGAAGTCATCCGCGACGGTCGTGTGTGCCGCGTCACCTACGATCCAAAACTTCCTGTCTTCACGGCATGGGATTTAGGCATGGATGACAGCACCGCCATCTGGTGGTTCCAGCGTTCCCCCGGTGGCGAATGGCGCTGGCTTGAATATCATGAGGACAGCGGTCAAGGTTTCGACTACTACGCCAAGTTGTTGCACTCGAAACCATACGTTTACGGCAAGCACTACCTACCGCACGACATCGAGGTGCGCGAACTGAGCGCGGGCGGCAAATCGCGCCGCACGATGCTGACCGGCCTCGGCATCAAGCCGATCTTCGTGGTGCCCGCCGCCAATCCAGCCGACCGCGTGTCCGCCGTTCGCCAAATCCTGCCGCGCTCATGGTTCGACTCAAAGGGTTGCGAGGTCGGCCTGAAGAAGCTACGCGGTTACCGGCGCCAGTGGAATGAACACATGGGCGTGTGGCGCGCGGAACCCGTTCACGACGGTGCTTCGCATGGAAGCGACGCGATTGGCACCGGCGTTCAAGGTTCGACCGACCCGGAGAACGTGGCAAAGCCCATCCTCCCTCCCTTCGTCCATCGCCCGATCCCGCCGACGTCCGGCGGCTGGGCCTCGATCTGAAAGGCACACCATGGCAGACAGCAAACTCGTTCGCGACGCGCAGGCCGGCGGCACGATGGGAAAGACGGCACCAGCCGGCGGCGGCCGCGACACGATGCCGAAAGGCGACGGGCTGAAGCAGGGATGGTCGGATCAGACCAAGAAACCGTCGGTTCTCACGGACATGAGCGCGGCGAAAAAGCGCGTGAAGTGACGGCGGACGAAGCCATCGCGTACCTGGAACAGTCCTTGCGCGAAAAGGACGACATCATACAGGCGCAATACGCGGAACTCGCATCAACGCGCGGCAGTCTCGATAAGGCCGTGGACATGCTGAATGAAATGCGTGCGGAACTGGACAGGAGAAAGGCGATATCAGCGGCATGAATATAGATGACGAATTGTTGAGGCTTGAAGCTTCTATCAATGAGTTTTGCGCTCGTCTGAAGTCTCAGGGGAAAGCCATGGGATTTATTCATCGGTCGAATGGATCAATCACATTGACTGTTTATGACAGGGAACCGGGAGGAACCTTCTATATGGGGCCGCCAGTTCAGGATCAGGCGACCAAGTCATGAATATTGAGAAGCTGCAATGTCCGGAATGCAGAGAATATACGCTGATCGTGTGCGATACGGAGAACAACCGCCAATGCAAGGCGTGCGGTTTCTCTGTCCTGGCATCTCAGATTTTCACTGTCGATGCCGAGACAGCGGCTAAGTTACTCAAGAGGGCTTCGTGATATGAACCCCAACGACCGCGACAACTTCGCGCCATCTTCTGGCAACTCGCCGTTTATCGAGCCGCGTGTTACGCCGGGCACGAATACCATCCGTCCGCCGCGTGTCGATCGGCCCGACCTGTTGGCACCGAAACCACCGAAGGATGCGCCTCAGATGACGTATCCGAAGGTGCGGCGCTGATGCCGCTAACGAAGAAAGGCGCTGAAATTAAGTCCGCCATGACCAAGGAATATGGCGAGAAGAAAGGCACAAGCGTCTTCTACGCCAGCAAGAATTCCGGTACGATCAAGGGCGTCGATAAGGCGAAACGGAAAGGCAAGAAGTAGTCTTGTCCTCAACTCTCGACAGTGACGACACGATCCAATCCGTTGGCGGCCGCAAATACCAGGACGTGGTGAACCGCGCGCACCGCCGCTGGCGCAAGTGCCACCAATGGGAACAATCCGCGCGCACGCATTGGCTTGAAGACCTACGTTTCGCTAACGGTGACGCTTACAACAATTGGCAATGGCCCGCTGAAGTCTTTCGCGACCGTGGCGCTCGTCCCTCCCTGACCGTGAACGAAACGCGCGTTCGCAACCTGCACATCATCAACGACGCCAAGCAGAACAAGTCCTCCGTCAAATACCGCCCCACGGGCAGCGGTGCCACTCAGGCTGCCGCCGAGGTCTATGAGGGCATGTATCGATCCATCGCCAACGTCAGCAACGCGCAGATGGCGCAAGGTATGGCGATTGAGTATCAGGTGGATGCGGGCCTTGGCTTTACGATTATCGAGGCGCGCTATCTTAGTCCAGACCCGAAACCTGGTCCGGAAGCGATGAACCAGGGAATTACCATCTCATCGTGCAAAAACCCGATGGGCGTGATGCTGGATTGCGATTGCGAGGAGCCTGACGGAACCGGCGCTCGTTACGGCTTCGTGTTCTCAGATCGTCCCAAGGACGAAGTGATCGAGGAACGCCCGGAACTGGAGAGCCGCCTGACGGTCGCGAACTCCGTTGATGGCAACGACGCCGGTTGGATACGCGACGATCATGTGCGCGAGTGTCGATATTACGAGGTAGAAGAGGAGAAAGACGAACTCGTTTGCGACGATGAGGGGGTGACGGCCTACCGTTCCGATGTGCCGGCGAAGCTGTTTCGCCAGTGGGAAGACGACGCGGAGGCAGAGGGCAAGAAGCTACGGCGCCGGGACGTGATCCGTAAGAAGGTCAAGTGCTACCTTATCATCGGCAACGACGTGGTTGGCGAGCCGGATGATCTGCCGGGAACGTGCGTGCCAATCATCCCGTGGAATGGCCGCATCACGCTGATCGACAAGCGGTTGGATCGTGTGTCGCATACGCGCGGCATGATCGATGCGCAGCGGATGTTGAATTACAACTGGTCCGCTTCAATTGAATACGGTGCGCTTCAGAGCAAGTCGCCGTGGCTTTCGCCAGTCGCCGCGATTGGCGATTACATGACGTATTATTCCACGTCGAACGTGGTCAACCATGGCGTCATTCCGTGGGT